TCGCGCCGGTGCCACTGGCCCGTTGCGGCGTCGTAGCCCCACGTATGGCCGTCTGGGAAGGTCAGGTAAAAGACCTTGTGGCCCCGGTCCTCGAAGGTGAAGGCGAACGCCTGGGAGCGGTTGCAGCGCGCAATCGCCTGCTCGATGGCATGGGTTGAAATGCGCTGCGGGGTGTATCCGTTGGCCCGGTAGACGATCCCGTCACCGCCCAGCCAGAACACCGAGTTGTCCATCGTGGCGACGGCATGGGTCGCGGCAAGGCCGACTTCCATGACGGTGCCCTGCGAACGCTGGAACGTGCCCGTAGCGGCGCCCGTGTTGATGAATGGCTCGATGGTGCGCTCGCCCATGAGCCACCATTCACGGTGCGTGACCGCCTGCCCCATGAGCTTGTCGGGCGATCCTTCGGCCTCGTACTGGTCCAGCGTGCTGTAGCTGCTTGCGGCGGCAAGGTCGGACGTGAAGGCAAACCGCCTGCCAGGCTCGACGCCCAAGATGTAGCCATCAACGAAGTCGAAGCACAGCGCGCCCGGGAATCCGTCATCGGTGATCTGCGACAGGACACCGGTCACGGTGTTGTAGACGTAACCCGCTTGCCCGTTGGAAATCACCACCTCGTTGCCGCCGGCAATCTGGTTATGGCTCAGGCTGCACCGCGTGACGCCAGGGATGGAGCCGATGGCGGTCGGGGTGCCATTGGGCGCTACGAGAAAGAGATGGCCGCCCGATACAACGAACAGCCTGCCCTCCACGTTGCGCACCCCGCGAATGGGTCCGCCGACGATCTCGCCGGCAGCTAAGGTAGCGAAGGGCTTAAGGCCAGGCAGGCAACGCAACAGCGACGGCGAGCGCGTACCTTCCTGCTCGGCGTTGACCGGGATGTAGTTGACGCAGTCCTGGTGCGACCACGGCAGGTTGTCGTCGGCATAGGCTCCACCGACGATATTGAGTGTTTGCCAGCGCATCAGCCAACAAGCCCATTGCGCCAGCCGCGATGCCAACCGAAGGGCTGGCCTTCACCGTCCGGAAGATCGGGATAGACCACGCGCAAAAGCGTGTTGGAGGCGATCTGCGCACGCAGCGAGGATTCGCCATTGGCCGCCATCGCAGCGACGCCAGGATCGACCGGCTTGCCGTATTTGGAAGCCAGGCGCAGCGCCAGGCCGGCTCCGATGGCCTCGTCAGCCTCCGGCGGCGTCGGCATGTCCTGCGTAGGCTCTGACACGTCCTGCCAGCCAAGGGAAAGACCCTCGACCTCCCACAGGCGCATCATGCGGTTGAGCGCGGAAATGCCATCTGCCGCGTCGTTCTCGTCCAGCGGGCCGTTGGCATCCGTGACGCGCAGATGGCCCAGCGCATCGCGCAGGATGTCGGCGACCTGGGTCATTCCTGCCCCTTGGCCTTGCGGCGCTTGGGTGCGTCAAGGCGCACATAACCCTTGCTCGCTGCCTTGGCTTCCTCGTCGGCGTCAGCCACGATCAGCCAGTCATCGCCCACCGCGCCATCGCGGTAGACCATGTGCGGGTATTCCTGATGCATTGGATGGCTCCAAAGAAAGCGGGCGCCCCGAAGGACGCCCGCCAAGACCGTTACTCCGTGATGCGGCAGGCGTGGTCGTTGCGGACCGTCGCATTGCCATACAGCACGTCGATACGGGTACGCTCGATGTCGTTAGCGCCATCACCGAAGGTCATGACACGCACCGACACGCCCTGCACCGTCGCGGTGTAGCCCTCGCACGAGGCGAGCACCGGCAGCGGGACGAAGGCCGCAGCAAACGCGTTCTTGTGGAACGCCAGGTTCTGGCGCTTGGCCTGCGAGGCCGTACCGAACACGGTGATCGCCGCGTTGTCCGCCGGAGCCGCATCGACCGTACCCACCACCGTGGCGGAATTCGGAACGATGGCCGGATAGATCGACACGCTGCCCGCGCCGCCCGCGTAATCCGCCGTGACGACGAACTGACGCAGATAGCCCAGCGAAGCGCCGGTGATCGGGTGGATCGCATTGACGCCAGCAATGGTGAACACGGTGCCTCGAGGCAGCGCGCCCGTGCCGGTATCCACAGTCAGCGTGCTACCGCCCTGCCCCGCACCGTTGACCAGGTAACCCGTACCCGCGCCCAGGGCCAGAACCGGCATCGACTGGTTCTCGTAGAAGTCGAACCCGGCATATTCGCCAACCTTGCCATCCTGGAAGGTCTTGCTAACGCCTGGCGCCTGGAACAGCGAGGCGTTGGCTTCGGCAAGGGCAACGTTGGCATCGGACGAGAACAGCACCGTCCGGTCGCCATCGGGCGCCATGAAGTTTTCCAGCCTGGCGCGAGCCTGGGCGTAGGTCGTGCGGGTGTTCGGGACGGTGCCCCACGTGCCCACTACGTTCGGGACCGACTTGACGAAGTCGCTGAGCAGATCCGCCTGAACGATGGAGATCAGCGACTGCATGGCCGGCTTGAGGATGCGAGCCTTGAAGTCGGTCAGGTTGAGCTTCTTTTCCTTGGCGGTGAACGCCACGGGCACATGCTTCTGCTTGGTCAACTGCAGGCGCACCTTCTGCTCGGTCCAGTCCGGTGCCGAGCCGCCACCGGCGAAGGTCGCGCCGTCATAGACGGTCGGCACGTTCGGCACGCCGATGTCTACGAAATCGCCTTTCTGATAGCCCTGGATGTTCTGGCCGAACTCGTCCGAACGGCCGGTGTTGATGTTCTTGATGAGGTTGGCTTCCTCGACCAGCATGGCCGCCGCTTCACGGGCCAGCATCTGGTGAGTAAGAAGGGTATTGCTCATGATCGATTACCTTTTGGCTCAGCCCTGCTTGCGGCGGCGCTTGAACCACTCGTCGTCGGTCAGCTTTTCTGGCGGGGTTTCCGCAGGTGCGCGACCGCTCACGGTGGGAACCGGCGCGGGTGCCTTGGTCACGGGCTTGGGGGAGGGAGTTGGCTTTGGCGTCACTTGCTGCGCGGATGCCAGGCGCGATGCGATGCGATCCACAGCGGCGGCAGCCAGGTGCGGCTGCACGGCGGCTAGCTGGAAAGCAGCGTCGTCGTCACTTCCAAGGAGGTAAGCGATCTGAGGTCCCAGCTCGTGGGCCATGATCGCGGCCTCGATAGCGGGCGAAAGCGGGTAGGCAATCGAACCGACAACCTCCGGAAAATCCGGGTGCGTGTCGGCGAAGTCGGCAACCTTCTGGTTGTAGGTCGCCGTGAGTTCCGCTTGTCGCCGGCCTTCGTCGGCCTGCTTCTGTTGCTCTTGGTGCTGCTTCAGGACGTACTCGGTATGTGCCTGAGTGAACGCCCCGATGTCGAAATCGAAATCTTCCAGCTTGGGCGCGCCTTCGCGTGCCGGCTGGGTCGGCGCCTTCGCCTTGGATTCAGCCTCAGCTAGGCGCTGGCGCATCTCCGCGTTTTCGCGGTTGATGCGGTTGATGTATTCGCGGGTGCGGTTCTTCTTGCGGGCCTGCTCTTCCTCGGCCTTCTTGGCCTCCTCAGCCGCTTTGGTGTCGGCCTCCGGGGTGTCGCCTTCCTGGGCAACAGTGGTTTCGTTGGTGACTTCTTCGCTAGTCGCAGGCGCAGCATCGCCCGCACCATCAACGATGGTGGTTTCGTCGGTCATGTCATCCTCTCGGGTTCCGGCCGAAGCGGGCCGGTGCGCTTCGGGCTTAGCCCGGTTGGAGCGGTGAAACGGGTGCGGCTAGATCGCCCTGCGCGGGCTGCTCGGGCTGCATCGGCATGGGCATTTGCAGCATGTGCGCGATGTGGATGCGCTCCATGTTGTCCATGTGCTGGCTGTTCGCGTCGGCCTCGTTCTTGTAGATCTCAGAGGCCGCACGCGGCTGGATGACGCTGGCCTCGGCAGCGGCCTTGGCACCCTGCGCCTTGGACTTGTCAGCGTCCGCCAGAAGCTTCTGCACCTGGGCCTGCACGCGAGGGTCAGGCGGCGGCGGTTGCGGCGGCTGGTCGCCTTCCTGCGGCTCTAGTAGGCCCTGCCCCACAAGCACGCGGCGCAATGCCTTCTCTACGTCCTCGGAGCCTGGCAAGTCGGTGTTCTTGACCACCTGATAGGCAAGGATCGCGGCCAGCGGCGGGAACTGCGCGCCCACCTGTCCCGCCATCTCGGCATAGGCCGCAACCGACTCCATGCGCTGCGTGGCGAAGCTCGGCCCCACCGTGACGACCACGTCGTACTTGCCCTTACTGATGTCGTTGAGCACCACCGGCTGCCCGGTTTCCGGGTCATGCACCTCGTGATAGAGCTGCTTCCACTTCGCCCCGCCGTCCTCTCCCAGGATGCGCACGACACGCGGCGTGTCGTACACGCGGGGAATCATGTCGATCAGGATTCGGTAGGTCTGCCGGATCGCATAGCCGAGGTTGTCGATGTAGTGGAACGTGGCCGTGGCGCCCTGCTGCTTGCGCTGACCGATGGCAATGCCGCTCGTTTCGTTGGAGCGCGCGCCCAGCGAGGCGTCATAGATGCCCGTGGCGGCCTTTAGGTCGTCGTTGTCCAGTGCGGCAAGCTGGATCAGCGCGGCGGGCACCTCGGCCTGCGTGGCGCGCTGCGGCATCTGCTCGGCCTGGTCGTTCACCGGCAGATACGGGTAATCCTCGGCGTTGGCCTTGTTCCAGAAATGCTCAAACCCCTTGATCCACTTGAGTTTGAGCAAGAACGGTGCCTTCGGAGCCTTGGCAACCGCCTCAATCGCCGCCGTGCGGTGCACGTTATGCAACCGCTGCTGATCCTTGCTCGGGCGGACCATGCCCTGCACATGGTCAACGCCGTCGATGTTCTCGATCTCGCCCCAGCACGGCACGATGGGGATGTACTTGCTCGGGAACTCGTAAGGCTCGGTGAGGAATTCGCGCCCGTTGGCAAGGCGCATGTAGACCTTCTTGTCGTCTACCTCACGCGTCTTGAGGATGGTGATACCGGCGGCCTTCAATTCCTCCGGCTTGACCTCATCCTCAAACACCGTGTCGCCGCTGGATAGCGCTAGCAGCGTGCGCCTGACCGGCTCCTTGTACCAATACTCGGCAACGCGAACCTGGCCGTTCTCCCACCAGTCGCGGCACTCGTGGTCCGTGTCGAAGTCGGACAGATCGGCCTTGGGATAGCGCCGCTCGAAGTCATCCTTGGAGATGAGTTCTTCGACAAAGCACCAGTTGGCATCGCTGCGATCAATCTCCACCGCCGCCGGGTCGAACTTCACCGCCACGAAGTTGCGGATGGGCTTGATGAAGATGTCGAGGTCGAAATCGTCAGGCGCGGCGTAGTCGGTCGTGATCCGCCAGTAGCCAATGCCGCCCTGCACGCCCTGCTCAAAGGCGATGTCGTAGGCCTGGTCTGCGTTGCTGAACGACTCGATGTTGCGACACAGGCCCTGCATGATCTCCGCAAGCGCCTGGTCCGATTCCTCCACGCCGCGCACCTTGCCGCCGGGGCGGTTCTGGCGCATCTCGTTCACCACCTGGCGAACATGCCCCTTCAGCTTGGGGAACTCGTAGCAGGCACGATCACCACGGCGGGCCTTGAGCTTGGCGTCCCACTGATGGCCGGGGACGGCAATGAACCGGATGTCCTCTAGCGCCTGGTCATAGATTGGCGCCCAATGATCGCGCGCACGGCTATACCGCTTGCGCATCTCCGCAAGCTGGTCGGTGTCGTTTTCGGCCATCAGTAGTCCGTGGGGTATGTGTCGAGCGATACCGCGTAGGCTTCCGCCACCGGCTCAGCAAAGGTCAGTGCAACCGAATCCCACTCGTCGGGGCTTCGCACGCCGCGTCGGCGCATGTCCTCTTTCTTCTCAAGCACGAGGCGCGAATAGCTGTCGTAGCGATAGCCAGGGCCGCAGGCATCGGCCTGCAAGCTGTCGGAGTCGGGTATATCTGCACCGCCCTCGGCATCAAGCCAATCGCGAGAGTTCATCCACATCTCGGCGCGACGGTTTGACGGTCCTGGGATCTCGCGGCCTTCATCGTCAAAACGCGGCGGCTCTAGCGGGGCGCCACCGAAGTTCACCGCCCTGACAATCTCGCCATAGCCCATCTCGACCAGGCGGTCATATATGCCAGCACCCAAGCCGCCAACGTCGATGAACATGCGCGCAGGCTTCTCGGTGTCGATCACCTGCTTAGCCCAGCCTGCCGACTCCATCGTGCTGAGCTTCTGGCGCTTGGCGATCTTCAGCACCTTGCGCCCACGTCGGTGGGCCATGGCTCCGCTGTCGTCGCCGTATCGGCTTGGGTCAAAGCCAATGACCAGCGGGCCAGACGGCTCGCACTCTGCCTTGCGCGCCCTGACGATCGATGCAGGCTTGATGAAGCTGTCATGGCCGCTCATCTGGAACGCCTCGGCAGCGGTTGCCGGGTATTCCTGCTTGAACAGGTTGGCGTCCTTCAGCTCGGCGATCTTGTTTCGCCGCCAGGCCATTTGCTCCATGTCGAGGCCATAGAGCAGCGCGTACTCGCTTTCTTCCTCGTCCAGGGCAAAGCCAGCAGGAACCGGCCTTCGGTATTCGTCCTGCCAGAACCAGGGCACAAAGATGGCGATGAAGTCGCCGACGCCGTTCTCGGCATCGCGCCACTTCTGGTGATACAGGTTCCCAACGCCGTTGGCCGTGGTCTCAAGGATGACCTCGGTCCCGTCCTCATCGGGAACCGCCTGAAGCACGCCAGCCGCATGCGTTTCCGCGTTGGGCCAGAACGCCACCTCAGAGCCGTGAAAGAGCTGGATGGTGCTAGACCGACCAACACCCTTGGTGCCAGCCGTGCCGACCTTGTAGCCGCTGTCCAGCACGTCAAAGAACAGTTCCTTGGCGTTCGCCGCGCCTGTCGATGGGCGGACAAACTCGGGACAGTTCTCGTGATACCTGTTCACCATCTCGAACAGGTTTTGTGTCGCCTGGTCCTCATGGGTGAGGATGAAGGTCCGCTGACCTTGGCTCCACGTCGTGCGCCAGTAGTAGCGCGCCCCAACGTAGGTGCTGCAACCCTGCTGCCGCCCCTTGAGGATCAGGGCGCGAACCCTGCCTGTCTTGGCCCGCTGTTCTTCTAGGCGCTCGTGGATGAACTTCTGAACGCGGTTAAATACGAACGGCTCGACCGCGCCTGACTTGGTGCGGATCTTTAGGCAGTTGCGGGCGTAGAACTCGAAATCGTCCCTTAGCCTCAGGCGCGCATCACTTAAGGCTTGCGAGCCATTGCTCATGGGTCAGATGCACCTTGCCGCCGTGCTCAACTTCAGCCCGGCTCAATTTGGGAGCTGCGTACTCAGCAAGCTTCGCAACCAGGTCTAGCGCCTTGGCAGGGTCGGGCTTGCCCGTCTCGGTGCCATCACCCTCAGCAACCAGGGTCAGCCAGCGCCCAACGTTCTCGCTGTTGTCCTCAAGCAGCTTCCGGACGGTTTCGCGGAACTCAGCGTTCACCTTGTTAGGCACGCCCTTGCGCGAGCCGCCGCCCGTTTTGATTCCTTTCGCCATGGCACCCGGTCTCAGAGAGCGATTACGAGGCCGTCAGAATCAGCGGACCCGGCGCAACAGGGTCGGGCCACGGCCACGGATACCCGACAACGCTTGCGTGGAACCGTTGCACGTAGATCTCGCCGTTATCCAGCGTCACATCGCAGCGCAGCCACGACTCGCCGCCGTAATTGGCCTGGATGTCCACGGCCGCAGAACGCTTGGTGCCCTGGATGCGCGCATTGCTCATGGCGATGACATAGCCATCGATGCAGCGCCAGGTGATGGAGGTGATGTAGCGGCTAGGCGAGATGGCCCCGCTGAAGTCGGCGACCAGGCAGCGCTTCTCGCCGAAGCCGATGCGCGCCTCATGGGTTCGTGTGCGGTCATGGGCCGAGACGATGCAGCGCGTAACGCGGCCGATCTCGTCGCAGTCGGTCGGGTTCGGCAGCGGGGCATCGACCTCGGTGGAGAATGAAAGGATGAGCGCCATCAGACAATCCAGCTCGCATCAGCGCCCATCAGGGCAAGCGGCCATCGGGAGGCATCAGCCGGGTTAGGCATCCACACATTGGTTGCGCTTCCGCCAGATAGCGCGAACCCATCCTGAGTCCCGTCGCTGTAGACTTGTTGCGCCGTGGCGCCTGGTGCGGCAGACAGGACGCCGACGACACGCGCCGAGCTTGAGTTGAGCGGAACACCCACGACGACGGTTGCATGGCGCCCCGTGAAGGCTCCGGCATCCGTTTCCAGCGTCACCACGCCCGAGCTATCGACGCTAACGGTAAGCGTGTTCCCGGACGATACGGGGTCAGTGAAAGACTCGCTTCCACCCTTGCTAAGCGTGCCCGTCCAATCCCAAGCACCCGCGCCGCCTGCCCACACCTTTACGGTTTGCGGGCCAAGGTCGAAAGCGTTTTGCCAGGTCACGGAGTTTTCTCGTTGGTGTCTTGGGGTTCTTCGGGTAGATCGTCAGGGACAGTCACTTTGATCGGCTTAGCCTTCTTGCCGAAGATCCGCTCGAAGTTGCTGGCCCATGCGCCGCTATCGAACGGACGCTGCCAGCTTCCCTTAGTGCTCACGCTCGGCCCTCAGGATTGCTTGGAGCTGCCGGATTTGGCTGTCTGCGTCTGCTGCGGCTCGAACAATGTCTGCCGCACCTTTGCTTCGGTCGTCGGCGGCTGCATCAGGCTTGCCGGCACGGGCGGGAGCTTGGGGCACGTCGCAACGCCACTCGGGACGGAGACGCACCCGCTCAGCGCGCAGGTCAGCAGCAAGCTTGCTAGCGCGATCTTCCGCATCGGTCTTGTCCTGTTCGTATTGCTGGGCGATGGTCTGGAACTTGTCGGCTTGGGCATGTTCCGCCCTCCTCGCCGCTTCGGATGCCTTCAGATTGGCGTCCAGTTGAGCCGCTCGTTCTTCGGCTCGGTGCTGTAGATCACGGGAAACAGCGAGAGACCCACGAAAGTGCATGGCGAGCATCACCGCCGCGACCGCCAGCACGGCCAAACCTACCGATAGCCACTTGGTGAGCCGGGGGAACATCAGGACTCAGCCGGCACCGTGATGTTGTTGTCGCGCAGAATCCCTTCCAACTGGCGCACGCGATCGCGCAGCTTTGAGCTGGCCTGCTTCTCGGCCTGAAGCTCGTCCCACAGCTTGCTGTACTTGTTCTCTAGGGACTCGACGCGCTCAAGGAGCTGCTTCACCTGGGCGGCGGCAGCGTCCGTGACCGTGGCGTCGGCCTTGTACTCAGAGACAGCGGCATCGGTGGCGGCTTGGGCCTTGGTGCGGTCCATGCGGCCTTGGATGAACTGCCACACGTTGCCGGCAAAGGCCAACCCTGCCACCAGCCACGCTGGCAGCTCTGTCCCTGATTCGATCATTACGCCAACACTCCGCCTGCACGCACGAAAGCGCCGCGCAACTTGGTCAATTCGTTCTCGCGCTGGCCGTAGCCGGCACCGGGGAAGCTCGCCCATATGTGGGCGCACTTGGCGACCGCCTCATCGAAGCGGCCCGCCTCTACGTCATCCAGCGCATGGCACTCACGCACTAGCTGCAAGGCCGCGCGGTCCTGCGACTCGTGGCCGAAGTCGGGGAGCTTGAGCTTGGCCTTCAGGTCATCCCAAGTACGGGAAAGGATCTGATACCGCCCTGCCGCCGTGGACTTCAGCCCCTTGCGGTTGAGCGTGACCAGCTTGCGCGGGTGATCCGCGTAACTTTGGAACAGGTCGCCGCCGACAAGGACGTTGTAGCCGTCATCCCCATGGCCTGCCGTGCCCTCGCTGTAGGCGATGGCATCGAGGAAGGCTTGCGCGTTGCACTGCCGCTTATACTCGGCAACCGCCTCGGGCGTATCCAAGCTGCCCGCCACGTTGAACGGGACCAGCCTCACTTGTCTTTCCTTGGCCGGATTGGCCGCACCTTTGCTGTTTGCCCGCCCTCGCCTACCGAAAGCGTCTGGAACGGGCCTGACGTGCCCGCGTCGAACTCCGCTGCTATCTCCACGGCCTTCAGGGCGCTCGCACCCATCGCCATGGCACCAGTCGCCACCGGCCCACCCGAACCCAGCGCCACGAACTCATCCGTCACCCGGATAAGCTCTAGGCCGCCGTCGATCAGGAACACGCCATCAGGGCGAACGTGGATGCACTCCACGCCCGAGTCATCGTCCAGGCTAGGGGCCTCGTCCTTGTACCCGCCCTCAGCCCAGCGGCGCAGCTTCAGGCCGTCGTTGACGTTGCCAGTAATGCCGAACAGCGAGCCGTCCTTGAGCCGGAACGCCTTGGTGCTACGGCGCTTGAATGACCCACACGACATTTGCGTATCGAAGGCAAGCACGCCGGATCGGTACGCAAGAGTGGTCATTGGTCAGGCTCACCAAAGAACGGGCTAAGCGCAGCCGCCAACATCACCAGCAGCCAGATTAGGCGGGCTAGGAGCATTGGCTGCACCGTGAATAGGAGGGCCACCCGAAGGTGGCCCGGATGGGTCCTACTACGCAGACTGGCTGCGCCTCAGACCCAATTTCCGGTT